AACTGTGCGGGCGGTATTGCATATTTCTTATAATTCTGCATAGAATCTCTAATTATCTCACATTTTGCTTTATTCATGTTTCATCCTCTCTAATTGCCTAATCAGCTTAAATGCTCTGTGCTCTGCTACATCCGATTCAATCCTAAACAGGATTTTGAGCTGCTCGAGCATTATCTCAACATCTCCGATTTCCTCGGCGATAGCGTTTTTTAAGCCCCTAAGCTGCTGTGCGTCGTCGCCTCCGTATTTCCAAAATTTCGTTATCGCCTGTGTCAGCTCCGCCATCTCCTCGATGGTCTGTCTGCATTGCGGCTCTATCCCGTAGTGCCGGGCGATTTGTTCTATAAGTCTCATTGTTCCTCTCCTTTCAACATTTTCAACTCGCCTATCTGCTGCCGAAGGTTCTCTGATAGGCACATTTGTTCTTTTTTTCTCTTGCTCACCAGTTCGTAAACTTGCCGGAATTGTGCCCGCGTGGTCTCGATGTTCTCTGTTGTACAGATGTCTTCCCATCCAATACGCTTCACGGCTTCGGCTGTGTACGGGTCAAAACTCGCCATTGCGCCGTCAAAATCCCACATGCCGTATCTTGATATCGCCTTCCTCACTTGCCCCCATCCGTCCGACCAATCGGACTGTACCGGGCAAATGATTTCCACAGCGCGTTTCCGAATATCAGCTACACTCGGGGCAAATGGTGAGGTCTGCACATGGATTTGCACCGCCTTTTTTGCCGTATCATAATCTAAATCACATAGCGCTGTAAACCATGCCGTCATTGATACTTTATCGGGTATGAACCAGTCTTGCGGGTAATACGCTTTCATCACCGCCGCCAAGTTTGAGAACTCCTGCTTATTCATTCGCCCACCCCCTTATCATGTCAAAATCATTTTTCGGTTTACGGATTCTGTCCCATACAATGCCTTGATACTGGCTCGCAATCGCTTCATCGATTGCTTCAATCACCGCCGCGTCGCCGTGTGTTTTCGCTTTCTCGCTGATTTTTTTCAGTAGGGTGTTCAGTCCGATAGGTTTGTACGATTGCCGCCTTTCGGCTTTGTAGGCTACCCAACGGTTTACCGCTTCGGACAATTCCGGCGAAGCTTGAACGAAAAACCAATCCGTTTCGGAATTCCCCTCGCGCGTGCGCGTGCGCGCGTTATTATTTATTTCTTTATTTTCCTTTTTTTCCTTAATTGGAATGTTCGCTTTTTGTTCGCAGTCTTGTCGCGGTTTTTTTGTGATTTCGTCGCTTTGTTTCTGTTGCGTATCCTCTTCAAAGCCGTATTTTTCAACGCTTTCAGCGTCGCAGTTTTCCCGCGTTTTTATCGCGCTTTTTTGTGGGTTGAATTGGTACTTGTCATAGTTCATAATTTCTATGAACAATATCTTATTCACTCTTTCGACGGTTATCATTTCCTGCTGTTTAAGCAGTTGGATAAAATCATTCGTCTTGTGCCACGACCAACCCCATCTTGCGGAAAGCCTCGAAACTGTTGTTTCTACCATACCGCGTTTGGCAACTTTTACTTCGTTGCCGTAGAGCCTTTGTTTATCTTCGAAGTTGGCGAGCTGTATTAAATCAACCCATTCTTTGCCGTACTTGTCCCAAATCCAGTGTGAGAATAGCTTTCGGTCAAGTACTATGTAACCCATTCTCACCACCTGCCTTTTTTGCGAATTTAAGCGTTACTTTTTCTCTGTTACCTATCTCTTTCTTGGTGCAGCCTTCTCCCGCCAGACAACCTCTCGGCTGCCCGGTTTCAAGTAAATAGTCACAGCATTTTGTGTTGCCGTAATGCCCCCTAAAGAGGTACTTGCACCCTTGACAATGTTTGTCTATTGTGTGTTCCATTGTTGCTTCAACCTTTCTATTTCTTGTGGTGTCATTGTTTCAATTCCTTGTTCTTTGCAGTCTGCCACAACTGCGTCAATTAGCCTTGACATTTCTTTAGTGTCATACACCGAAGAACCGTAATAGCATTTAATATTCTCGTAGCCCGCAATCTTTGACTTTCCAATACTTTCGCATATCCATCCGCTTCCGTTTTTGCCCCAGTTTTCCACCCATCTGTCAACCGCTTTTTCGGCAATCGGTACGATGTTAAACGCTCCGTAATCTCGTACATAATTTCGATATACTTCCATATGGGAAATGCGCAGCTTATCGGACAGCTCTTTGCACAGTTTCCAAAAATAAGCATTCGCGTCAAGGCTTCGTTTGCGCTTTGTAGGCTCGATTTTGACGGTGTAATCTTTTTTAGGGTCTATCTGTCCAACGGTGTCTAAAAACTCGTGTACGGCGCGAATTTGCCCCTTCTCGAGGGGGATAATCAAATTATCCTGCTTGTAGAGAAGTTCAAGCCGTGGTTGTTCTTTAATCTTCATCGCTTCCACCTATCCATGCGTATTTGTCATACACCAATCTTTTCTCATCCCAGTTCTTATAAGTACTGTTCAGGTAGTCTCTGATGTACCTTCCGAACTCTTTACGATAACCGCCGTTGTCATATTTAAAGTGGCAATCCCTGCACAGCATTACAAGGTTTTCGGGAATCCCCATGCCCCCCTGCGCCCTACTGATGTAGTGGGCGCATTCGAGGGGCCACGGTCTGCCGCACAGTATGCAGCAGTCTTTATCTCTCCGTCTGACTTTCCGACGGGTCTCCGGGGATATTTTGGTATGTTCTTTTATGCTCATTCTTTGCCTGCGGTGATTCTCACATATCCCGCCTTGCCTTTCTTGGTTACCTTCTTGAGATATTTCTTGTACAAATCGGCGTTCTCGGCGGCAAACTTATCGATGTCGAATTCCCATTTTTCCGTCGGTTCTCCGTCCGGGACAAGCGTTATTTTCGTGCCGTTCGGGGTCTCCCATTTCTTGATATGGTACTTCTCCATGCCTGCCTTTAAGCTTGCCTTTGCGTCCTTGTATTCTTTTTCAATCTGCTTGAAAATTTCGAGTTGCGATTCTAAAAGAAGTACTCTATCCGCTATCTCTACAAGTTCTTTCGGCTGCAATTCCTCTTCGGTTAAAAACGGATTTTCTTTCAGTCTCATCCAGTCTTCACGGAAGCGTTCAACCTCTTTTTTGATATACTCTATGTATGCGGGATAGTCGGATTTTTTAATAAGGTAAACCGTAAGCCTGTCCGCTTTGAATTCTTCGTTAAAATCTTCCGGTCGTTCGTATACCGCCAAAATTCCGCTTTCATAATCGTACATCTCCATGCCCATAAGGAGCTGGCAAAGGTAATAATCGTAATCATTGACAGCTTCATGAATTACAGATGTGGTCTTGATTTCGAGTACCATTCCCTTGTCATAGTCCACTCCGTCAGCATGGTATCTAAGATAGCCGTTTATGATTTTCCCTTCGACAAAATTCGTCTGCCATTGTGTGTTAATGTGGTCTCTGATCTGCGGCTCTAACACATTGCCATACTCCGTGTAAACATTGCCTGTGAAGTCTGATTTCTCAATCCCGGCTTTCTCCTTCAGGAGCTGCCAACGGGTCTTGAACTTCGAGATATTCAGAATTGCGGCGATGTCGCTGCCGCCTATGTATTTATCCCTATCTTTTGTTACATCCTGCATTTATTTCCTCTCCAAATTTTCCAAAACTTCCTTGAATCGTTCTTCTGTTGTCTGACCGTTTAATCCGTAATCCTTTGCGACTTCGGCGAATGGTATATTGTTCTCCCTTAGGTAGATAATCAGCTTTTCACGATAGGTTAATTCAGCCGATTTCGGAGCAGTCGCTTTCTTTTTATCTGACCCTTTTGTCCTTTCGGTGTATTCGTCCGTGTCTGCGTCTTTCGTATCGTCAATACAAAACAATCCATTTAGTGCATACTTCCGAGCATAGGAACTTGCCGAGCCTGTTATCTGTGAAGCGTCCATGCCTTTTTTCGCCTCCTCTTCTCTTGCATATGCATGAACTTGCACAGTCTCTTTTCCGTCCGTTACGGTTGCGGTTGCCTTGATGTAATACCTCTCGCCGATAAGGATAAGCTCGTCCGATATGGTAAGCTGCACATCCTCTTCTGTGCAAAGCGGCTTAACAGCTTCCAAAATGTCCTCACAACTCCTGTACTTATATCCGCCGAATTTATTCAGCTGCCCTTTTGGGGCTTTTAATCTTCTCTGTATATTAACCAATTTTTGCATTACTCCACCTCCGTAAACTCACCATCTATTAACTGATAGAATGTATCTTCTTTGATTCTTTCTCCGTCCACTTGTTCAGTCTTAACGCAAACCGGAACATATCTGTCCTTGTTAGGATTGCGTTTCCACTCCACAAGAGTTATCCAGCTGCCTTTTTTTGCTTTTGCCCTGCTGTTGAATCCCGCACACATAATTACGCTATCTTCACCGCTTGAATTTATCTTCGCGTAATTGCCGCTACTGCCTATCTTCGCGGAATCGCCGCTACTGCCTATCTTCGCGGAATTGCCGCTACTGCCTATCTGCGCGTAATAGCCGCTACTGCCTATCTGCGCGGAATCGCCGCTACTGCCTATCTTCGCGTAATCGCCGCTACTGCCTATCTTCGCGGAATC